CGCCGCCCGCAGCGCCATGCCCAGCCCGAAGGCGTTGACCGCCGCCGCGTCGGCGGGCGCAGCGGCGTAGAGATCATGCAGAACGCCCGTAGCCAGAGACGCAAAGGCGTCGTCGCCTCCCGCGCGCACGCCTGCGCCGACGCGACGACCGCCGGCCCTATCCAGGGCCTCCAGGCGAGTCTTCAGCGCCGCCAGAGCGTCAGGCCGTGAACAAATGTTCTCCATATGTTCTATATGCGTACCAACCCCCTGGGGGAGTCAAGCGAAGCGGGAGACAAGGCTCGATACGGTCACTGACAACGACCGATTCTGGCGTTTGGTTGGCCTCAATCCCCACTTCGCCGTCGCGCAAATGCCGGCGTGTCTGATGCTTCCAGCCGAACGCCCGCCCCGACCACCTCGTCCGCAGGCAGAAACACCACGCCTAGATTCTGAAGCACCGTGACCAACAGGTTGGCGTTGGCGCGGTTGATCGGCGCGAAGTCGTTCGTCGCCTCGGCGCGCTTGATGGTGTTCACGGCCAGGCCGGTGCGCTCCGACAGGTCCAGGACCGACAGATTCAGAAGGCCTCGGGCGCCGCGCAGTTGGGCACCTGTGGGATGGTTGGGGGAGCGCGCACGAGGTGTCTTCATAATTAAATTTGACTCTTTAGACTCATTTTGAATTCATGGACTCATTATCAACGTGGAGTCTTATCTGTCCATGAAGAACCAATTCGAATTGAATTGTCCCATTCACGGAGCGCAGCTGAAGCGCGCCAACTGTCGGCGCTGCAACGCCCTCTATATGAGCGCCTATATGCGCCAGCGGCGGCGTCGCGATCCGGTTGCGGCCCTGCTGGAAAGGGCGCGAGAAAGGGCGGCGCGTCTGAGTCTCCCGTTCAACCTGCGCCGTCGCGACGTGGTGGTGCCGCCCGTTTGTCCTGTGCTCGGCGTGCCGCTGGCGGCAGGTTCCGAACGGTCGAGCGGATCGCCTTCGCTGGACCGCATCAGGCCCGCCCAAGGCTATGTGCCTGGGAATGTTCGCGTGATCAGCGACCGCGCCAATCGCCTCAAGGGCGCCTGTACGCGGGAGCAAGCCAAAGAACGCGCTCGGTCGGCTCCGCCGCCGCGGCGGCCTGACCTGGAAAGGATCGCAGCCTACATCGAACGGGAGGAGCTTCTGGCCGAAGTGCGCCGGAAGGCTGCGCAGGGCGGTCGTGCGGGGGCCGAATGGGAGAAGGTGGCGATCTTTCTGGACAAGGCGTTCGTCGCTGCGGACTGGCTGCGGAAAGATCAGAAGACGTAATGTGTTGCCAGGCGCAGATCATTTCTTAACAAAAACAACAAGATAGGTGTTTTTTCTTGTTGCGCCTGGAACGCTGTTCGTTGTATGTGTGTGTGGACGACAACTGACGCCCGAAGAGGCGTCTGTCCCGGCATCCCGCTGGGCGCCCCTAGCGATTGTCGTCTCTGACGATCGAGTTCGCTGTTTTGTCCCATGTAGAGCGTTATCTTCACGACCGCAGGTCTGACGCCATCACGTCTTCGACCCCGCTTCGCCTGTCCGTGGCGGCGCGTCTCGCCTTTCCTGACGGCTCCGTCTCGGTGCGCACCCTGCGGTTGGAGGCCAGCCGGGGGCGCCTGGTCATCGAACGGATCGGCAACAAGGATTTCACCACTCTGGCCGCCATCGAAGCGATGAGGGAACTGTGCCGCGTCCCGCCCAACCCCCGCGCCTCTATCTGCGCGAACGAAAGGGTCGAGAGGCCCGCTATGTCATCCTCGACCGTGGACGTGAAATCGGCACGGGCTTTGGCGAGTCGGACCAGCGAGGCGCTGAAGAGGCGTTCGGCCGCTATCTAGCCGACAAGCACCGGCCTGACTTCGGCGATGGACATCCGTCCAAGGTCGCCGTCGCCGATGCGCTGACCTATTATCTGGAATCTCTGCGGGACGATCATTCCGGTCCCGAGCCCTATCATGTCGACCGTCTGCTGGAGGGGGTGGGAGACCTGACCTGCGACGCGATCAACATCGAAGCCTGCCGGAAGTACGTGAAGGCGAGAACCGGCGGCGCCCATGGGCGAAGGCCGGTGGTGGAGGCCACCGCCCGACGTGAACTCGAGACCTTGGCGGCCGCGCTGAACCTGCTCCATCGGCATGGAAAACTGGATCGGCCGATCCCGATCGCCAAGCCGGACGCGGGACAGCCCAATGAGCGCTGGCTTACGCGGATGGAAGCGGCGCGGCTTCTGCGCGGGGCCTTGGGGTATGAAGCGGTCGGCGTTGACGAACAGGGCGGCGTCAAGGGGTGGCGGCGTGTCGCCGAGCCTAACTACCATGTGGCCCGTTTCATTCTGATCGCCCTCTATACGGCGACGCGCCATTCGGCCGTTTTGGCCCTGCGCTGGACGCGAAGCCCGACGGCAGGCTCGGTCGATCTGGTCACGGAAACCATCCATCGTCGGGGAACTGCGGAACGGGAAACGCGGAAGCGTCGGCCGCCCTGTCCGATCCCGCATCGGCTGATGCCGCACCTGCGGCGGTGGCGCAGACTGACGATCCACGGCCCCTGCGAATACGATGGGGAGATCATCCAGCGTCAGCGCAGCGGCTTTGAAAGCGCCAAGGAGCGGGCGGGCCTGGGTGCGGACGTGACGCCGCACACGCTGAAGCACACCTGCATCACCTGGCTGCTTCAGAAGGGCGTTCCGACCTGGCAGGTCGCCGGCTTCACGGGCACCAGCGAGGGGCTGATCACCAGGGTCTATGGGCACCACAGTCCGAACTACATGGAAGAGGCGCGCTCAGCGATTGGTCGGCGATGACCTGGGCGGGGAGCGTTTCATGGGCGTTTCCTGGGCAGGACGACCTCCCGAGTGGGGTGCTGTTCCGAAAAGCCTAAGGAAAAGAATGGTGGACGCGACAGGGATTGAACCTGTGACCCCTACGATGTCAACGTATCCTGCTATCAGTATGTTACTGTAAATGCAGAATATTTAATCACATTCGACCGCACAAGATGGCGCAAATGCGCAGAACATAGCCGGAACAGGGGGCAACTTGCCCCGTCTCATACCCGGCCCTTCCTAACGGCGGTCATAACCCCTCGCAGGCTGTCCGTTTCGTGCTTCGCATAGCGCTCCGTGGTGCTGACTCTCTTATGCCCCATCGCTCTAGCGACAAGGAATAGAGAGGCACCTGACTGCGCCGCCCATGTCCCGAAAGTGTGGCGCAGGGTGTTGGGAGACACACCCTCAAGGCCGATGGCGTCACAGTGGGTGGTGAAGGCGCGCACAATGCGCTGGACCGGTTTCCCGCGCCACTCGATCACATGGTCCGACTTGGCCCTTCCCTTGGCTCGCTTCAACGTGCGGACGAGTCCCGCGCTGATCGGCACAAGAGATCGGCCCTTCGCCGTCGAAGGCCCCTTCCGATAGTCGATGACACCTCGCTCAAGGTCCACCCTGTCCCAGGTCAGGCCGAGGATCGCGCCGCACCGCGCGCCGGTGTAGAGCGCCAGCCGCGTGAACAGCAGCAGGTGCTTTGTGCGCGGCGCTGTGCGGAAGTGCGCCAACAGTCGCGCCGCTTCATCTCGGGTCAGGAATCGTTCGCGCGCATCCTTCTGGGGAAGGGAGAAGATGGCTGGCGGCTGGCCCGGCAGCTTCTCGAACCGGAAGGCCCGGCGAAACGCGGCGGACATGACCGACAGCTCCCGGTTGACCGTCTCGCTGGAGCGGCCGAGGGCCAAGCGCTCCTCTGCATAGCGGGACTGCTTTGCCATGGTCGCGCCGTTGACCAGAGTGTCGCCCCAGAAAGCCTTCAGATGCTCGATGGCGATCTCGGCCTGATAGGCGCTCGCCTTCTTGCTGGCGTGGGTGTCATAGTACCACTGGAGGATGGCGGCGACCGACGGCCAGTCTGACGCCGCCTCTTCAAGATACTCCAGCCGAAATGCCGCTAGGAAGCTTTCAGCCTCCGTGCGATCCGTCGTGCGAGTGCTGACGCGTCGTTTGCTGCCGTTCTCCCGCCACTCGACGTAGAAGCGCGGGCTGTTTGCGAGGGTGACGAGGCGGAAATGCATCGGTTCAGAAAGTCATCCAGTTCCCGGATCGGATAGAGGACCCGGCGGCCCACGCGAGCGCAGGACAGACGCCCGTCCTTGCGGGCACGGTAGAGCGTATCAATCGAGACGCCACAGTAGGTAGCGGCGTCCCGTTCGTTCAGGACAGCTGGGCTGGTCATCGCCACATCCCCCTTCCTCTCTCACGGGCTTGGTTGGTGGCGCAGATCAGGACGAGGGGGGTCATTTCACCACCTTCAGGCCATGCTCCAGGTGGTGCAGACGTGTTTCGAGCGACTGGCCGCGCTCGTCGTCCTTATGGCCCCACGGCCTCGGAGCAATGGCGAGAACGTCGGCCGGGTCTTCGCGGATCGTATGCTCGTAAACCCGATCCGCCGGGACGCGATCATCAACGGTTAGAACCACGACATTTCCGTCAGGGTCTGCGATCTTCACGTCCAGCCAGCCGGTTTCATCGTAGTGCATCACCACGACTGCTTTGACGTCTCGGTTCATCACACCTCTCCCTGTTTGGCGCGGAGGGTGGCCGCACAGATGGCCAGCGGTACGACGCAGCATTCATTCGACCCATAGAACGGCCCAGACACATCGTCGTGGTTCATGTTTAGGGTGACGCGAGCGATGTTGTAGAGCGTGGTGATCTCGTATTCCTGATCCCTGCCCAGCACCCGCTCCGCCAGCGCGAGGGCGGCGTCGAGGGAGCACAGGGGCGATTGATTGCGCTCGACCCATAGCTCAGGATCGTAATTCACCGCGCCCTTGAATGCCTCAGGATCCGCATACATGAACGCAGCAAACTCGACTGCGAGATCGCGTGTCACTTCCTCGGCAGCCTCCAGCCTAGCGATGAGGGCGGACAGGTCAGCGGTCATGGTTGTCCTCCAACTTGCAAGGATCGCTTACAGGTTCGGCGGTCGGGCGCATGATCACCTTGTCGAGGTTGTCGAGGCCGACGATGCGGATCGCCAGCGCCAAGGCCTGAAGTTCAGCGACGACAGAGAGGTCAGACTGGCGGGGTATGGAGCCGCAGGCGGAATGAACCCTATTCATCTTCTGCTCCCCATCAGATTTCCAAGCACGATCAAGCACCAGACGACAGTCCATAGTGCAGGTGAGATTTCCTCACGCATCTTCTGCTCCTGGTGCTGGAGGGAGGGGAAGCCAGAACACTGGATCGCCGTGGTTCATGTCGCGGATGGGGGCATGGATGCAATCGCCGGGGCCTGTCCCGGCCCACCACCATCCAGAGAGGCCGCGATAGGCGTCATCAGCAGACATGACGCACCTCCAGGCCTCGCCAACGATGAACCCGCCCTCTCCATTCGGAACGGCGACCATCACGCTCTCGTTTTGTCCGCTGCCGGTGAACGTCTCAATAGGCCGCCACTCCACCATCCCGCGGATGCAGGCGGCGGCTTCGGTGAACATGCGGGCCTGCGCGTCGTTCTGCGCGAGGTCGTGATGGCTATCGTCCAGCCATTGAGCCAGTTCCATAGGGTCAGTCATTGGTGGCTCCTGTGGTCTGGGTTCTTGCAGGCCGTCCCTTTGCGATAGGACCATGTGCAGCCGGGGCGCTGGCACTTCGTCCAGCAGTCACACGTTCCGGCCGGGGATCGGCAGACGGTGCATTTCAGCATCGACGTGTCGCCAGCCAGAAAGCGCGCGAGTTCGTTCTGCTCACCCACGTTCGGCCTCCTTGCTGAGGAAGGCGTCGATCTCGTCCAGGCGCTCTTCTGTGGAGCCCCATACGGTTGGTACGAAGTTGCGCATCCAATTCATGTGCCCCACCGCCTCAGCCAGTTTGCGCTCTGCTTCGGTGGCTCGTGACAAGGCGTTGAACAGGGCGTCTTCTGCGCCTTCCTTCTGCTCGACCAGATGGACGTGCTCATCCCGCAGCGCCGCGTTCTCTGCGAGTAGGTCGAGCAGAACGGACGGACGAACCGTCGTCAGACAGGACCATTCAATATCGCGCCTAGCTTGTTCCGCCAGTTCCGCATGATCGCCGGATTTCAGTTGTCCGGGATTTCCGGATAGCTGATCGTCGGATGAGGCGAGGGCTGCGAGGATGGCGTCGGCTGCCTCGGTCAGGCTGAAATCCTGCTTGTGCAATCCGGCAACCATCGCCAGCGACAGCCAGTATTCAACCTCATCGCGCGGGCTCATGGTCTCAGGCATCGGGGCGGTCATTTGCTCTCCTTCCAAATGCGGCGCATGGCTTCATGGGCCTCGCGCTCGCTCTGGAGGTATCGGTCATGGCGCTCGTGTGAGACCTCCCCTTCGCCGTGGCAGGTCGGGCAGTCCCTCTCGCCGTAGTTCTCGCAGACACAGAGATCGCCGCCGCAATGGCAATCGACCATGCCGCCTCCCGAACAGCGCGGGCAGGTGACGCTATCGTCGTCGCCGTAATCGAAGTCGTATTCGTCTTCCATCACTCAGCCTCCCCAGGTGCTGCGGAGAGGGCTTGGCGCCGTTCTCTCCAACGGCGCCGTCGTTGCATTTCCGACATCAGGCCGCGCAGCTGATCAATGTCGTAGTCATCGCAGCCGATTTTTCGCATGTCGGAGATTGAACGAATGCCAGCCGCGCCGAGGACTTCCTCCGCATACACGCTGGACTGAGGCAGGATGATCGTCGCTGCGATCACCATGCCGACCCCAGTCGCATCTGATCGCACTTTGTCGATGTCGATAAACGGTTGGCAGGCCGGACGGATTTTCACTTCGCGGCTCACGCCTTTCCCTCCTGTTGCAGGGCGGCGAGGGCTTGGCGGGCGTCCTGTATGGCCTGCTGATGACCCTCGCCAGTTGTGCCGCGCTCGCCATGTTTTCCGGCCGACACAGCAATCTTCTCCAACGCCTCGACCGCCACCCGCAGCTTCTCAGCCTCTGGCGCGGGTGGGGTGGTGTAGAGGAGGGTGCCGTCGGGAAGGTCTGCGTTCTGTCCCCGTTCTGTGTAGAAAAGGCTTCCTGTCGAAAGCCCTTTCCGAACCACCCACGCCACCGGCTGCGCTTCCTCGCGGGCTTGGGGCTTGCACAGAGCCGCTTGAGCGTTCTGGACGTCAGTTAGGGTCTCGTATCCGATGATGACGCGGTATCCCGACAGGTGCGGTTCGGACATGACGTATGCGGGCTGAGGCAGGCCGTTCATGACGCCCTCCATTTCAGGTGATTGCGGGCGTAGACGACCCAGAGCGCGACGTTCATGGGGATCAGGCCCCAGGTCGCAGACGTGATGATCCAGCCGAGCCAGAGGGCCTGATTGCCGAGGCCGATGGCCCATGCGTGGCGATGCTTGTTGCCCGCCAGAACGGTCATCCAGATCGTGATCCCCGACAGGAGCCACGGCTGATAGGTGATGATCGCCGCCCTCATTAGCCTTCTCCCGAGATGGCTTGGGGCTGGGCGCGGAGGGCGATGATCGTGTCGGCCTTGGCAAATGCCGTGTCGCGGTCTTCCTTCAGCTTCGGATATGCCCAGAACACCGCGGACTCACGCTCAGCTGGCGTCAGACCGTCTCCCCGGTCGATGCCGGTATAGCTGGCGATCAGGTCGAAGGTTTGAGGATCGACAAGGCGCGCAATCACATCCCGCTCCCCCGCCTCTGCCGGGGCTTCCTCGCGGGTGGCGATGTCGTCCTTGTGCGCGAACACCCATCCAGCAGTCGTGATGGACTCTAGCGCCTTAGCGGTGAGGACTTCGTCTCCAACGGCCCGGTTTATGGCTTCTCCGGGACTAACCCTTTTCGCCAGCACCACCCCGCCTTCCATGCGCGAGATGAACGAGCGGGCATCCTGAACCGCGAAATGGAAGGCGTTTACGGGATCGTCCGCGCGGGCGATGAACTGTTGCTCCAGATTGAGGTAGCAGGTGTAGCCGTTCACAGCCCACTCGCCCTTAATGGCCGAACCGGCGCGACTGGGGTGGACGTTCGCCGCGCCATTATTGGCGGCGTAGTTCCATCCGCAATTCTCCCAGACCTCGGGGGTCCACTCGGGTCCAAGCCGTTCAGCGAGGGCGGCAAGGCGATGGGCCGTGACGTCGAGGGTGATCCAAGCCTCACGGATCATGTTCTCTTCGTCAGTCAGGTTCTCGGCTTCCAGATACTTCGGCAGGCCGTAGATCAGTTGCTCATAGGCGTGGTGCAGGTCGGTCGCGATCTTGAGCGCCGTTTCCACCACCCCGCCTTCCTCGCGCACAGGGGCGGCGGTGAGCAGCGGGCGAAGATGGTTCGCGAAGTGGTGAGCATCACGAACGATCGTCGCGTCGTCCCACTCGCCTTCCGACTGCTCAAGGATCAGGTCTTTCAGCTTGTAGAACAGCAGGTCGAACTCCTCCTCGGACACCATGCGGATAGGGGGGGTCATGCTGCGCTCCTCCGGGATTGCAGGTGCGCCATCAGTTGGCGCCCAAGGTGTTCGGTGTAGGCGGGCGGGATCGCCTCGCTCATTTCGGCGCAGGTGGCCCAGGTCATGCCCATGGCCTCGGACATGGCGGCGCGGTGTCCGCCTTCCCACACGTCGCGGGTTCCACGTCCGCCATGCGCGGCAGATCGGTTTCGCGCATGTCCGCCATAGACGCCGATGACCGGCTGCTTGTGCTGGCAGGGTCCAGGCGCGCTAATCGGGAAGTTGGCGATGAACAGCCGATGCCGTTCGAGGTGATGGCCCTGCGCGCCCAGGCCGAACATTGAGCCGCAAAGCGTCAGTGCTCCAGGCATCCACTCTTCAGCGCCCTCGACGTTCTCCAGTATCCACGGCAAGCCGGTCGCGTTGAGAAGCGCGATGGTGTCCGGTATCTGGTTGACGTGCTGTTTGCGACCAGGTGCGCGCATCCTGGTTTGGCCCTGGCACTTGGGCGACGCGTGGATGGCGTCGAACTCCGCAGCGATCTCCGCCGGGTCCATCGCCAGCACATCGCCGCGGCGGAACTCAAACGGGTATCGCGGCTGGGGTGACCAGTCTACGCCGACAACATCGAAGCCGGCGCGATGATAGCCCATGCCAGCGCCGCCAGCACAGCAGAAGAGATCAAGCAGCCGCATCGACAGCCTCCATCGCCGCGTCCGCGCAATGCTCGCAGACCAGGCGTCCAGTGGTTTCGTAAGCCTCGGCGGACGGCGACCATTCGTCAGCGCCGCAGTCGGGGCAGTCGTTCGGGCACTCGCCGGCCATGAGGGCGTCGTGCAGGTTCCAGAGGGCCTTGGCGCTCATGCTGCGGCTCCAAACAGATCGGGTTGCTCGGGAAGGTCGCGGCGCTCGGCGCTCTCCGCCCAATGGCTCAACACAGCCGCGAAGGCCGGTTGAGACTGGCGGCGGGCCGCTGCCTCAGCGCGATAGACTGCGGCGGCATGGGAGCGCACCGGCCTGTCGAGAGCCTGAGCCACGATGCCGAGTGCCCACGCGACGATGTCAGCTCGGCCATTTCGGCGCGCCCTACGGATGACGCGCGCGGCTTGAGCGCGAACTGCCTCTGAACGGGTCGGAAAGCTGCACCGCTCGCCGGTCAGGACGCGGTCGCGTTCGATCTCATGGACATGTCCGCCCGTCGACCATCGGCCGTCCGCCAGCTCCACCAGGTCGATGCGGAACTCATACGGGGCATGTTTGATCGTGTCGTAGGCGACCCATTGCTCCGTCGGCCACAGGTAGCGGTTGAATGGACGGGTGCCGTGAACAGTCTGGATCGGGCCGTCGTAGGGCTGCGGATCGCTAGTGGCGACGGCCGTCTTGCGGTTGCGGCGGCTCATCCCTCACCCCCACGGGATTGGCGGGCGGCCGGATGGGTCGGCATCGGCATCCAAGCAATGACCTTGTGATTAGCGTGGACGAAGCCAACTCCAGCCCAAAACCAATCATCGTCAGGGTCGCCCTTCACCGGCGCGATGGCCTCTCCGACATGATCGCCAGTCGTGGCGATGATGACGCTTTCGCCTTCGGGCGCGTTCTCGATGTCAAAGCGCCAGGCCTCCAGCACTTCGGGGGCGGTCATGGCTGCACCTGTTGGGCTTGGGCGCGATGAAACTGACGCTCTTGCTTCAGGCAGAGAGCGAAGCCCCGCTGCGCGCTATCATCGGCCTCCGGAATCGCTGGCGTGGTCATCGACCACCAACGACAGGCAGCGCGCATCAGGCCGATAGAAATAGCCTCCTGATGCTGGGGAGAGACGGTCTCGCCGTCCTTTACGCTGTCCAGGGCCGCTAGGAGCGCGGCCTCGGTAACGGCGACAGCCTTCTTCGATGCAGCCATCTCAGCGACCCTCCTGTTGGGCGGTAGCCTTGGAGAGGGCGGCTCGGGCCTGCTGGATAGTGTCGAACAACGCGCTACCAGCCAGTGCGGCTTCATCGGTTGCATAAAGGTGATACCGGGCAATCTCGGCGTTGCCGAGCAGTTGTCTCAAAGCCTCGAACAGGTCGGGCGCGGCGGCGTAGAGGTGGCCGCTGCCGCAAATAACGCTGTCGATGACGTGCCAATCAGAGGCCGTCACCTTTGCAACGGTCTCGCTCACATATCCGCTTTCCGGGTTCGTCAGCCTGATCAGAACGTCGGCCTTAGGCCCCGGAGTATGCTTCACTTCAGCCATGGTCAGCGGTCTCCGGCTCTTCAGCTTCGATCATTCGTTCGATCAGGCGCAGGGCGGATTGCTGGAAGGCGTCGCGGGTGGGCTTGAGTTTCGCCCAAGCGGCGGCCCTAGCGGCGGCCCCAGCGGCGGCCCTAGCGGCGGCCCTAGCGGCGGCCCAAGCGGCGTCCGCGTCTTTCCTGACCGCCTCCAGCGGACTGCGGATCGACGGCACCTGCGCCATTGAGGTGATCCCCGGCAGGGCGCGCAGCATCGCTGCCTGATCCTTCAGCCCGGCCAGTTCAAGCCACGCGGGGGTGTGTTCTCGAACCAGCCAGTCAGCGGCCATGAGGGAGCGGCGCTCTTCAAGAGCCTTAGATCCGCGAGTGCCGACGACGCGCGGAAGCAGGGGCAGCAAGAGCGCATCACGCTCCTCGGTGGGCAGGCTATCGTTCCATGTGCGACCGAAAGCGGCGATGACCGGAGAGACGCATTCGGGATGGTCCGACCACGGCTCCCCTACGATGTAGGCCGCAGCCTCCATGAAACACATCTTGGCGCTGTCGTTGGGCTGGTGTGAGCCGGGATGAAGGGCGGTGATCTGCGCCAGGCGCGATTGGTCGATGGTGATGGGTTCAGCCATGGTCTTGGGCCTCGCGGTGGGGGCGGGCCGTTCCCAGTTTCCGGGAGGGCCAGCGGGTTTGAGGTTTCGGCCAGATGCCGAGGTGCTTTGCCCGCATCCGGGCGGTTTTGGACTTGACCGCCACGTCCTCGGCGGTCTTCTCGCGATGCTTGTCGCGAAGGGCCGGGGCTAGGTTGCTCTCACGGTTCTCGCCGCCGTTGATCAGGGCGATGACGTGGTCACAGTCCCAGGGCTCACCGGCTCCAATCTTGCGGCCGGAGATGTGGCAGCGGCCGCCGTGGGCCTCGAACACCCGAGCCCTGACGCGGGCGGGGATGTCGCTGTCGGCAGTCTTGCCGATCCATTCAGGGACGACCCGGCTCATGCTGCGACCCGCCCATCATCGAAATGCTGGATGGTCAGTTCGTTCGCGGTAGCCCATGCGAGCATCAACTCGATCAGGTCGGACATTTCCGACACCGACAGCTTTGATGACCGATGGCCGAACGGAAACAGTCCCTCTCCATGCAGGGTCGGCAGCATGACCAACTCCGCACCGAGCGCCTGCATGAAGACGGCCTTCCAGAGGACGCCGCTCATCTTCACGCCCTGATGGTAGGGGCGCTGCTTCAGGATTTGGGACAGGATCGACCACATGGCGGCGTTCTGGTCGCCAGTGCGCTTCTTCTCCTTGAACTCGACAACTGTTCCAGACTGAGCGCCTTGGATCCAGCGGATCGCGCGGGCCTTGTCGGCCTGATTGCGGATGATGATGCAGGGGTTGTTCAGGCCCATCAGACCACCACCCGATCTTCCACGACATCGAAGCCGGGGATGGTGCGCTTTCCGGCGCGCACGTCTTCATCGGCCAGCTTCTGCAGGATGGCGTTGAAGGCGGCCGGGTTGGTGCGCCAGTAGTGGGCCGCCGCAATGTGCGGATCGACCATTTCGGCGCGGTAGACGGTGCGCAGGGTGGTGGCGCGGGCGCCGCCGGTGGCATGGGCGCGGTCGTTGGTGGCGCGTTTGGCCTCAGCATCGGCCTTGCGAGCCTGTTCGACCAAAGCCTCGGCGGCTTCCTTTGCGGCCAGATCGTCGGACGCTGCAGCGCGGGCGGCCTCGGCGGCTTCACGGGCCTTGGCCTCGGCGGCTTCGCGGGCGATGCGTTCGGCCTCGCGCTTCTCGTCGCCCAGCTTCTTGAGGAACGGCGCCAGCGCGGACTTGCAGGCCTCC